CTCAATGCAAGGTGATACCAAGTGTTCGGGATCGGAACGAAAGCGAAGTTGTAGGCGTTCGAGTTGATATACGACTCGATGTTCGTTCCGGTGTTTCTCAACCACACGCCCTTCGCGGTTCCATCAACCGCGGATCCGACGTCAACCAACACGACCGAACTGTTGGCGGTGAACCACGCCCAAGTTTCGATCGTGAAGTTGCCCGTCCCAAAGTCCCAATCGGCGGAGTCCGCAAGCGTAAGCCGATCTCCGGATCCGTCGTAAAAGCCGGATCCAAGTCCGAACGGAACGATGAAGTCCACCTTGCCGATCGCTCCGGAGGGTGAATAGGGTTTGTGACCCGTGTTGCCGGAGTCGGTGAATATTTCGGAACGATAATCCTCATGGTAGGCGATCTTCGTGTCGCCGACCAAAGTGATCGAACGAGCGTATGACGACGAGTCCGTGATCGAAGTCGAACCGTTCGTTTCTTCGGCCTTCACCAAAAGAAGCGTATTCCCGTCCGACGTGAACGGCGTGGTCGGCGGAGTGAACGCGGCGGTATAACGGGCGATGTTGCTGACGCGGAGCATTTTGATATACCCATTCGTCGCGCCTTGAAGCGAAAGACTTCCGTTGTAGGTTGAGCCGCCGATATCCCACGTGCCGGTGTAGTTCGAAACGGTTCCGGCGTTCGTCGTTGAAGCGACCGATTGACCGTCAATGTAGAGGTTCCATGCGTTCACATTCCGCACGACCGCCACGTGATACCAACGGTTCCCGGTTTGAGTGCCGCCTGTAAACGAAACGCCCGTTCCCGACTCGCTGAACCCGAAAGTCCCGGCGTTGTTCGCGGTCAAGGCCATATAAGACGAGTCGTTCGAAGCGTGAATACTGATCACGGAGTACCCCGCCGACTTCATGTAAAGCCACGCTTCGACCGTGAACGACCCGGTTCCGAAGTTCCAATCGTTCGAGTCCGGGAAGTTCGACCAATCTCCCGTCCCGTCAAAATACATCGCGGGAGCGATCGGAGAACTCGCAACCGTGTCGCCGTGAAGAAGTAAGAGCGTGTTCGCGTCGGAGGCGTATTGCATCGTGGTCGGGGTGAAGTCGGCGGTAAAGCGCGACACGTTCGAGAAGCGAACCTCTTTGAACCAAGCGTCCGCGCACGCCGTACCGCCCGAAGCGCAACCGACGTATGCGCCGGTCGACGTCGCGATACTTCCGGAGTTCGTGGTCGGCGTTCCGATCTGCGTCCCGTCGATGAACATACGAACGTTTGTGCCGTCGCGCGTGACCGCGACGTGATACCACACGTTCACGGTCGGGTTCCAACTCTCGTTCTTGATGACGGATCCGGCAAGTTGTAGCCGGAGAGTGGGGCCGGTGTTGATGTAGTCGAGAGTCAGGGGGCCGTCGTCAAAACTGAAAAGGTGAACATTCCCTTTCGTCCGGAACATGATGAAGAAGTCCATCGCGAAGTCGCCGGTTCCGATATCCCAATTTGCGGAGTCCGGGATCTGAACGTAGCCGGAGGGAGAGGCGGTTGCAAGGATCGCCGTGTTGTTGAACTTGTACGGGATCTGCTTCGCGCCGCCGACGGTCGTGATCGTCTTTGCGCCGGACGAGGTATCGACGAACGTCGTCGGGGATCCGGTGTTGTTGTTCTGAACGACCAACTTGTCGTTCGAGTCTATCGCCACCGCCCACGCGGGCGCGACCCCCGCGAGAACCGCGAGGATCGCAACCGCTGAAAGTAATTTTTTCATTCTCTCCCCCTCGTTAATTACGGAAGTCTAAAAATCAACGTGACGATCAGTCCCTTCGCCTTCGTGGTACTCGTCGCGTCAACGTCGATCCGGATTAAGTCGTTTGTCACGACGTCATCTTTTGACGTGTCGATGACCGCCGGAGTCGCCGCGGTCGACGTGCTGACTTCGGTCGAGTCGATGGTGATCTTGGTCGAGAGCATGTCCACGGAGTCGGTCACGTTGGCGATCTGAACGTCTGTCGTGTTGGTCGTCCCGGCGGTGATCACGCGGGCGTTGACCTCGACGAGATCCATTCCGTTCAAGGTCGAGGGGATCACGAAGTAGTACGCGCCGTCCCCGGTCGTGACGTCCGACGTGAAGTCGAAGGCCACGCATTGAACGACCCTCTCGCCCAAGTTTGATCCGGCCAAAGAGTCCGGCGTCACGTACCGCGCGGCGTCCGTTCCGGTTTCGGTTTCCGCTACCGTGGCGGCTTCGGCGATACCGGGTTGTGAGGTTGAGGCGGTGTCGGGCGTGATCGTGGTTGTGGTGATCGTGAGGCCGGATCCGGCGGTCAGATAGTCGTAATGACCGGCGGAGTCGTCCCAAAACAGGATCCGGTCAGCGTTCGGATCGGTCAGGCCGTAAGCCAAGCCGCCGTTCGCCATCGGCAAAAGACCGCCGCCGGAAGGCGTGTTGCCGAGAAGCGTCAACGCCGCGCCGGACACCTTGCCCGCGGTTGAGATCGTCGCGAGTTTCGTGTCGACGATTGCCGCCGACGCGCTCACCTTCGCGTTGGTAATCAGTAGGGCGGAGTCGGTTCCGTCCTCGATCGCTTGCCAATTCGTGCGGATCAAAGACGGCGCGGTCGACAAGAGGTTCGAGTCCGTGGGTTTGGTTTTGTCCCACGCGCAAAAACCTTGCGCTTGAAACGCCAAAAGCGCGATCGCCATGACCGCGAGTATTTTATTTTTCACTTTTCACCGCCTCCGCTTTTTCGCTTTGTGCTTCAAGGTTTTTTGTGATCCGTTCCTTGACTTCTGTTTCAGTTTCACGACGCTTGACTAAATTGGTTCCTTCTCCGGCGGTCACGCGCTCGATCGCGCCTCCGATGATCTTCTCCAAGAGGCCGTCGTCGATACCGGCTCGGACGTCCATCGTCCGGAAGCCCGCGTCAATCACGCCATCGACCCGCGCTTTATATTGAAGCACAACGCCCGCCCCTTTGCCATCTTCCCCGATCGTGATGATAATTTTGCTCGGTATGATAATCGCGTCCATGACTCCCCCTTTTATATTCCGTGGGCGTGAAAAGTGTAAGTCCCCGTCTGCGCCACGCCCGCGGCGTTGTAGAGTTTAACCGTGAACCCGGTCGTATCGACGCCGGTCAAGCCGTAGTAAATCCCGCCGCCCGACAAGATCGTGACGGCAATATGCGGCGTTTGGTGAAAGGTTTTATCGAACACGACGGTTTCTCCGGAGGCCGCGACCGCGATGTTCCCGCTCGTCCCGTACTCGTCGACGTCCGGAAGGTCGACCGTGTAATTGAAGTAAGGCACGACGAGGTTGATCGAAACGTCGGAGTTCACGATCGACATTCTCAACTGAAAATATCGGCAATTATAATCCCCGGTCTGGAAGCCGCGCCAATCCGACCAAGTGATGTTGTCGTCGGACGTGCGGATCTCGAACGAGAGCGCGCCCGCGACCTCGTAGCCGGAGAAACGGCGGAGCGGATCCGAGTCGAACGTCGCGTCCGGATCCGAGTCAAAGGCCGCGGTCGTGTCCACCGCAATCGCGATCGCGTCGATCGTGATACCGAGCGGCGCGTGATAGCCGACGTCCCTGACCGGCGTCGTGTACGTTCCGGCCAAGCCGGGGACGCCGGAGAACCGGCGCGTCGGGTCGGTGTCGAAGGATCCGCCAACCGTATCGAAGGACGCCGACGGATCCGGGTCGATGATCAGGATCCCGCCGCTTTCCTCGATCCCGGTGTGATCGTGCGTTCCCGCCCAATCCGGGGCTTCCTCGTACGAGTTGATGATGTTTTGGAAGGGGATCGTTTCGATCGTCAGCACCGCTTCCGTGGCGTTCTCCGAGTAGTTGCCGGACGTGTCGATCGCCTTGATCCAATAGGATTGATCCACGCCCTCGATCGACTCAATCGTGAACGAGTTGGTGTGCCGGATCCCCGTCGCCACGACCGCGCCGGACGCCCACGTCGATCCCTTCCTGATCTCGTAGCCGTACAAGTCCTCGTCGTTGACCTCCGACCAACCGAACACGATTTGATCCCGCGCCTGATTGACCAAGAACGAGGCAACGTCGGACGGGAGAAGTTGCTTGCCGTAGACGATGATCGACTCTTGCGGGGAGAGCGCGATCGGGGTTTCCAATCCGTCAACCGCGACCGCCGTGACCGCGACCTTGTAGGATCCGGCCTTAATCAACCCTCTGGCGATCGAGAAGGCGGATCCGGTCGTGTCCCCGGCGAACTGCCAAGACGCACCGCTGTCGTCTGAAATGTAGATCCGCGCGCGGCGGTACGCCTTCACGGAGTAGCCGTTCAAGTCCGGCCTCCGGAAGTCCACGTCGATCGCGATCTCGATCCGACCGTCCGAGAGCCGGGTGTCACGCTCCGCCAAGATCAAGTTCGTCACGTAGGGCGTGGCAAGCGAGAGCGCGGAGTAGTTCGTTTCCGGAAGCACGATCGCGTCGGTGTCGTAGATCGCCTCGGCGTATTCAATCGCCGTGATCTCGGCTTCGAAGTTGTTCTCGCGCTTGATCTGAACGACCCGGAAGTCCTTCACCAAGATATCCGTTTCCCCGAAGGCGTAAACGTCGAACGCCGCGGGTGCTTGCGAGAAGGCGGTTCCGACCGTCAAGGCCGAGAACGTCCCGTCGCCGGTCGTGACCAAGCGTTCTTCGATCGTGTCGTCATCGAACCGGACGCGGAGGTAGTACGTCCGTCCGGAGGTCAGCGTCACTTCCCGATCCAAGATCACGTGTGTCGTGGTCGATCCGGATCCAACGCGGCCGGAAAATCCGATCTGCGGGATATCGTGGGACACCGAGATCAAGTCCCCGGCGCGGCACGTCACGGCGTCAATGCCCGCCCGGAGCGTCACAATCCGGTTCACGTTCTTCGCAACGTTGATCGCGAACTTGCCCTCGCGCAACGCCTGACTGATCCGGGTGCAGTAGAGCCGGACGGATTTCTTTCGGACTTGCTCACCGGCGGTCAGCGCGGCTTCGTCAATGACCGACGCGATCTCCTGATCGTAGTTCTTATTTTCGTCGTTGAACAAAACCTCGACGACGTTCGGGATCTCCTTCTTCGACTTCCAATTCTGAACGAACGACGACTTGATGATATTGCCCATGCCGAACAACTGAACCGGCGTGTCCGCCCGGTCGATCTTGAGCCGAATCGCGCCGCCGGAGTAGAACGCGAACGCCCGGAACGTGGCCGTCAACTGCGTGATGACGTCGATCGCGGAGGACAGGGAGTCAATCGACACGTCGAGCCGGAAACGCTTCTCGAAGCCGCCCGCGCCGTCCGTGACCTTCTCGTCGCAATACTGCGCCATTTCCAAGAGTTCATCGTCGTCCAAGACGGTCGAGTCGATGTATTCTCCGAGGCCATAGCGCGAGGACGTCAGTAGATCCCGCATACACCACACCGGGTTCGCGGAGTAAGCGGTGATATAGGACGAGCCGTTCCAAGTGCAAGCCGCGCCGTCGATTAAACGCTTGTACGCCTCGGCGATCGGATCCCAATAGTAATCCTCCCACGGAATCGCAACGCCGGAGTACCGGACGTCCGGAACCCTGACCTTCAACCCCTCGACCAAGAACGTCGCATTCGGCGTGGATCCGGACAACTGATCCGTCGCAAGCGCGCCGACCTTCGCAAGCGCGAGGTTCGGGTACGCCAAGTCCTCGGTCGTAATCTCGTCGACGGCGGTGAGATAGAGATCGCCTTCCCGTTGTGGCGTCAAGGTCGGGTCGTCGGACGTGCGCGTCACACGGATATCGTACTGACCGGCGGTGAGGCCGTCCTTCCGGTAAACCCGTTTGATCGTCGACCGGCTCTTGTCCGAGATCGTGGTCGTGCCGAGGTTCGTGTACGCGCCGCCGCCGTGGACGCGATACTCGACCTTGTAGTCGACCGCCCAAGAACTCACCCCGCCGTTTGAGTCGATCGCGAAGATCCCTTGAGGCATGGTCAGCGTCAACTCGAACGCCTCGATATCCGTCCCGACGGTCGTGTAGACGTAGGCGTTGTTTTGCGTTAGGTGAGCGTTCAGCGGATAGACCGCGTGCTGATCCTCGAAACCGCCGACGACAGTCTGATCGTTCGTTCCGTATTTGTATTCGGTCGTGATCCCGTCGAAGTTCTCCGCCGGGTTCTGATTGAGTTCGAGGTCTGATATCGACTCGATCTCGCCCTCGCAAATGCCGTAAAGGATATTCAAATATTGCTTGTCGCCGTCGGTGCGGACGAACTGATTGATGATGTTGCCGCCGACGCGGTGCTTGCCGTACAGGATCCGGATCGGGACGCCGACGTCTTGCGTCGATTGGATCCCGTCCCAACCGTAGGTCGGCGAGGACTGATCGAGCGACCCGTCGACGCCGAAGGTTCCGAAGGACGGTTGCTTTTGCCGGGACGCCGTGACCGCCTGATAAATCGAATAGGCGGTTAGCGCGATCGTTGCGATCGTGACGATTGCCTGAACCGTGGCCGACGCAAAGAAGGCGACCGCCGCCGCCGCGATCGGTGCTTTTACGTCCGCGGCGATGATGATCTCGTCGCGCTTCCGGAACTCAACGTTGCGGCGTCCGTCGACGACCTTGCCCTGAACGATGATTTTCGTATTCTTGAGCGAGAGTCCGGTGTCGTTCTTGAACCAACGAAGGTAATCCTTGAGCCGAGTCCGGCGGTCGAACGGGTAGTACCGCTCGATCCGCCCGCGCTCGTCGACAATGCTCGGAAGGTATTTGACTCTAATCATGCTTCACCCCGTACCGATACCGATAGAAGCCGCGGGTCTTTTCCTTCCACGCGCTCAACCGCCCCACCACCGTCCCGGCCTTCGACGTGTGAATGAAGTTGTGCGCGTCGAGCAACACGCCCAAGTGATAGCCAACTCCTTCGCGGTTGTCGAAACAAATAACGTCGAGGAACTTCGGATCCTTGACTTCCTTCCAATCCCGCCAACAGTTTTCGAGAAGAAGGTTCTTGTTCTTGAACGCCCACTTGGAGTCGTAGGTTTCGGCGGTGTCGTAAAGCCGGACGCCGAGGTCGGCGTAGATCGCCACGACGAGGCCGTAGCAATCCAATCCTTCCTCGATCGTGCGCCCGTGGTTCTTGAAAGGCGTGCCGAGATACTTCCGGACGATCATTTCCTTCGTCATGTAAATAACCGCCGTTGAGGGATCGAAGGGAAGCCGCCGAACCGTACGACGTTGTTCTTGTTGTCCCGACAGTCCTGTTTCGTCTTATTGCATACCGACTCGGATCCGGCGTACCCGCACTCCGAGGACTTGAACTTCCACCGGCAATAATTCCGGTTGTACGCGCCGAGCGGGAGTTGGATATCCAAGACGTCGAACTTCGTGGTGAGAACGACGTTCACGTCCTTTTCGTCGGACGTGTAGTTGTCGATGAAGAAGGTATGAACGATCGCGTCGTCCGCGTCCGCGAGAGCGTCAAGAAAAACCGCCGTGATCGTGACCTTCTTGCCGCGCCAATCGTTCGCTTCGAGATATGCCTGAATTGCGCGGGACACGTTCGAGATCCGGAGGTTGACTTGATCAATCTCGCCTTGCGTGTTGTCGGAGATCGCTTCGTGCGTGATCGGGAACTTGGTGTAGACCTGACCGTCGAAGGTGACGTCGGCGTCGTGGGAGGTTAAAAAAAGATCGTCCGAGTCGTTGTATTCGAACACCCGGTACAAAAAGACGGGGCGGTTTTCTTGCTTATTTTTTTCTGTGATGAACCCCGCGCCCGTTTCGAGAGGCATTAAAGCACCTCAACGAGCGTCAGGTCGAAGTCATAAAATCCGTAAGCGTGGTTCCGGTATTCGAAAACGTCGTCTTTGAACCGGACGTTATAGGTCACGGCGTCGACGGGGTTCAGCCAAGTGAAGAACGAATACGCGCCTTTGTTGGTGTCGAAAAGAGTTTGCACCGTAGCGACTTCGGAAGCCGGACGGTTGCGGAATTGAAGCGTCCACTCCCGGATATTGTTAGTCCGGCGCGGGCGGCGTTGCTCGATCCCGTTCTCGTACTCGGACACGATCGTCGCGTAGTTGGAACGCTTGATGACGGAGAAGTCGGGTTCAAGACTAAAATCAGCCATATTGTTTCATCACTCCACGCAAGGGCGAGTTTTGTTTCATAGCGTCCGCGATGATCTTTTGGATCGTCTTGGAGTTCCGCATAATATCGGTTGTGTCCCACGCCTGAATAATGACGACCGGGGCTTGCCCGCCGCCACCGCCTACCGACTCGCCGCGGTTCAGTTTGTTCAGGTTGCCCCGACCCAAAGCCGAAACACCTTGACGGGAGAGGACGCCTTCGCCCTCTTGAGCGACGATCGGGATCTCGTCCTGTGCCAACGTGCCGGAGTGGGCGCGCTTCACGACGCCGCCGGAGTGAAAAGAGAACGGGTTGAAGCCGATCGAGGATTGCAACGCCTTGCCGATCGTGTAGAACAAAACCAACTTCGCCAACGCTTGCGTCAGGATATTCAGGACGGAGTTCCCGAACTCGACGAAGAACTGCTTCGCGGAATTGACCTGACCTTTGAGGACGTTGTTGAAGAAGTTCCCAAGACTCGACTCCATCGAAGCGGCGAGTTTCCGGACAATGCCTTCGGAGTAGGACGCCCAATTCAAAACTTCTTGCTTCGCGCGCGACCCGCCGCGTTTCGAGTTTTCGACGATCTTGTCCCAAAATGAAGTGAAGGCGGTCGTCACCTTGTTCGTGTTGGTGACAACTTGGTCAACAGTTTTCGCCCACGTCTGACCGTTGCCCTTGATCGCGTCGTCCATATCCTTTTTGAGAAGTTCGACTTGCGCGGCCATCTTCTCGCGCGCGCCCTCGAAGTGATCCGAGATCCCGGAGAGCGACGTGCGCCACTTGTCGGCGGTTTCCTTTGAAATAACTTTGGTGTGTTCGAGGATTGGAACGATCGCCAACGCCGCGCTGATAAACGGCCTCAACGCTTTTTCGGTGATCCAAATTAAGGCGCGCCCATATTCAAGATAGGCGATCGCCACGGCGTCCCCGGCGACCTGTAAGGCGGTCACGATCGGGAGAACAAAGACCTTGACCTTCTCCCAATGAGTGATCATCAGGGCAATCGCGCCCACGACGAGAGCGATCGCGAGGTTCGTTTTGGTTAGCATACCGACGAGGCCGATGATCTTGCCGACGATCGACATCACGACGCCGGACAACTTGAGGAACGCGCCCGCGGCCAAGAGCGTCGCGCCCGCGACAAAGGTGAATTGAACGATCGCGTCCCGCATGACGGGATCGAGTTCGTTCCAAGCGTCCACGATCCCGGCGAATAGGTCGACGATCTTTTGAAGGGCGGGTTGCGCGGACTCCGCGACGGAGAGTTGGAGGTTCCGCATTACGTTGTCGAGTTCTCGGAAGGTGCGAGTCACCGCGGGGGAAGCCCCCTCGATGTTCTTCATCGCGATCAGGAACGCGCCGGTCGTCGCGCCGCCGATGATAGCCAACTTGGATCCGAACTGCTGGATCTGCTTCCCGGCGTGTTCCATGTTTTGAGCGAGGGAGATTGTTTGGTTTTGGATCCGAGCCGCCGCGCTTGAGAAGTTATCGAATAGCCGTAAGTGAATGTTGATATCGCGGTCATTGATTGCCATTTTTTTCACTCACTTTGGCCGAAGCCGCTTCGATAATTTCCATAGCCGCACCGAACTTCATCGGTTGATCAAGCCAACCGCCCTCGTTCGGAAGGAAGCCGTTCCGGTACTGACCGAACGCCGCCATCATCAACATTTCCGCGCCGCCCGAATACCACCGCGGGCAACGATTGATCAGGACGTCATCAATCCCGATACCGGGGATCCGGTGAGCCGGGATCTCGCTCAAGCAACCACGAGGAACCTTGTAAGCCGTTGGGCAACTGTGGCAGTTAATCCCGTTCAAGTCCGAGAAAACCGCCAAGATCAGTTTTTTCTTTCGATCTCCGACGTGAAGTTGATTTCCATGACCTTCGCGACAACTTCCATCAGGACGTCAAAAGGGATCGACTCAATAACCTCCTCGTCAATCTTTTCGATCACGGATCCCTCGGAGGTCAGGTTGTCGATCTTCTTGACGCCCTTCGTGAAGATCTCGATCGACTTGGCTTGAATGACCATAGGGTCAACCTTGCCTTCTTTGTTGACCGTATCTCCGAAGATCGAGATCTTGTCCCGTTGCGTCAGGTTCCCAATCCAAAACACCGTCTTTGGAGTACCCGCGTCCCCGACAACGCTGAACGGCTTCCGTTCGTTCCGATCAATTCCTGTGATCATCGTCCTCTCTCCTTTTTAGTTATCCACAACCCCGTGTCCCGGTCTTTGTCCTGATCCTTATCTTAATCTTGATCCTTGTCTTGGTCTTTGTCCTTGTCTTTGTATTGTCCTTCGGTGTATGGCAACCCTAACGAAAGGGTATGGCATACCCTATTTACTTTAAGTGAAAATGAACGAGAGTTCGTCGTTTCCGGCGTTCGCCGCGGCTCGGAACGGCAACTCGCGCGTCAGGATCCCGGACTTGTCCCCAAGTGAAACCGAGTCGATATTCAACTTCGGCATGGAGATCGTCACTATATTCCCGGCGGTTGCTCCGATAACCATCGACGCGGCGCGTGCCGTGGCGTTGACCCAATCCGTCCAGAAGTCATACGTCGCCAAGAGAACGGCTTCGGGAGTGATCTTCCCGGTCGGCTTGCGCCCGGTGAGAGCGAACTTCGAGATACCCGTCGCGGCGTTCACGTCGTCGGCGGCGACGATGTTGTTCTGAACGTCGACCGACACTTCTTGAACGACGAGCGACGTGACGCCGTTGAGCGTCAACTGTGCGCTTTCCACGACCGCGGGCTTCGTGGATCCGTACGTCGGCGCGGAAGGCGCGGCGGCGTCGGTCGGCAGTTCATAAAGGCCGTTGAAGGTGAACGACAGTTTCGCGATCTGACCGGCGGCGGCGTTCAGTTGGAACGTGCCGCGTGCGCCCTTGATCTTGTGAAGGACGCAAGACCCGGAGTCTTGGAGATCGTAAAGATACATCGTCACGGACTTGACCGCGCCGGACGCCGGAGCGTACGACACCGCCGAACCCGCTGACACCGTTTCCGCAAAGCCGCACGCTTCGAGAAGATCGCCGATCTTGGCCGCGGTTCCAACCGAGCCGGATCCCTTGATCTCCACGTCGAAGGACAACTTGACGGAACGCTTGCCGATCCCCGCCGGTTCAACCGGGGAGAGATAGCCGCGCACCGGGTTTCTTTCGAGGACGTCGCCCTCGTACGATAGCGAAATCTTCTCCGCGTCGATCGCGTTCGATCCGACGGTCGGCGTAGGATCCAATCCGTACGTCGCTTCCTCTTTCGCCAAAAGGATCCTTTTGCCTGTTAAGAACATCGCTTTTTCTCCTTGTTAAGTACGCACCGATCGCGTTTGTTGAAATAGAATTGACAACCGTAAGTTGACCGACCTGACCGGGTATTCCACAATCCCGTCAACGGAGTCTTGCACTTCGACGTGGATCGCCGCGCCGCCGAGAGTCCGGGACGAGTCGATAGCCAACTTCACGTCGTTCTCGATATCCAAAGTTCCTTTTACGTCCGCGCCGTCGCCGACTAACTGATATTGCTTCTGCTCGGTCTTGATCAAAATAATCAACTGAACGACCATCTTGATCCGCGCCACGGGATAGGCGTATTCTTCTTCGATCATTTCCTCCCGCTCGATACAGATTGCGGGGAAGAAGGTGATCCCGTCCCGCGCGCCTAAAAAAATCTGCTCGTCCTTGACGTAGGACAAGTTCGCACTCCCTTGAAGTTGCTCTTGAAGTGCGACTAAAACATCAGCGGGTTTACTCATTTGCTAACAATTTATGCCTTATTTAACGTCGCGTCAATTTCCTTGAGCATGATCCCGACCGCCTGTTTGTCGATCCGGGCGGCGGTCTTGGTCATGTATCGGCGTTCAGGGATCGTCACGGAGCGCACCGGAAACCGCCCCAACACCTTCGACGAGAACGAAATCCGCTTCGAGGACAACCCTTGCTCGATCGCAAAACCGCTTCCGGCGCGCACCGGGATCCACAAGAACCCGGACTTGTTCTCCGGTCGAGGCCGGATCACGCCGCCGGTTTCGTGAATGTTCGCGTAGACGACGCGCTTGCCCGACCGAACGCCGGATCCGACAATCCCGTAAAAGTCCCCGCGGAGCCGCTTGACCAAAGATCCGATCGAGTTCCTTAAACGACCTGACCGGACGTGAAGGATCTGACCCCTCAACGTCCGGTTCTTCAACTCTCCCTCGACCGCCGCCACGACCTTGATGAAGCCGCGCTCCGCCGCGCTATCCTGTTGCTTCGGCGACAACTTCTTCATGGCGTTTTTAACCCACGCCATTTGACCGTCGTCGAACGAAAATACGACTTGCCCGTTCGCGTACGTGGACACTATCCCATCTTCTTGTAAAGGTCGAGGATCCGCAACGCCTCCGAGCGCAACTTCGCCGGACGGTAAACGATCTCCTGACCTTCGACCATGTTGATCGAGCCGTTCGCCTCAAGGTAGTTCGCGAAGGTGATGTTCGCGACAGCGACCTTGATATCGTCCGGCACGTCGGCGTACCCGGCGTTATAAACGACTTTGACGTTCTGACGCCCGAAACTGAAAAGCGCATTTTCGAGGATCAGCCGACCGGACGACTCGAACATATAGGACGCCGCCGGGATCAGCGAAGCCGCCGCGTAGTCGCGCCCGACGTCATCGTAGACCGAAGTGATCGAGTTCACCGGGAAGTTCCGGAGAAGCACCGTATCGGTTCCGTCGCCGTCTTGGTATTCCGTGACGTCTGCGGCTTCGATGATCGTGTCGCAATAATTCTCGGCGTACTTCTGCGCCGCGTGGATCAACGGCAAGAGAACCCCGTCGTCGTCGTTGATCGTGACATTGAACTGATTGCGAACCTCGGAGCAATTAGTTATCATTCTGCGCCTCCAAAGTAATGATCCGGCTTTTCAGGTCGTCGATCTTCGACCATTGTGAAGCGATTTGACCGTCGCGTTTTTCCAACTCTTTGTTGAACGCCTTCATCGACTCGCCAATTCCTTCAACGATCGTCGTCAGTTTCGAAGCCCACCAAGCCGTCGCGATAGAGTGAAGGATCAGTCCGAGAAACAAAGTCGCGACGGCAACGCAAGCAACGACGATCTGAAAAGTCATGGTAGTCATTCTCCGGTGTTGTTTAAGATCCGCAATTCCCCGACGGACAATCCGCCGAGAGCGCAACCGTTGACTTCATCTTCAAGAGTTCTTCAACGGCGGCGGGGATTTGTTGCATACGAGTATTTATCTTGGTCAGTTCTTCCGAGATCTGTTGACCCCGCTGACCGAGGAAATCGTACTCGGCTTTGAGTTCTTCGGTGCGAAAGTCGATCAGTTGGTCTTGAGTGGGTTTATCGGTGAGCGAGGCGAAGCGTTCGAACTTCTCGTAGGCCATTTCGCCTTTAAAGCGGTAGATCTCAACGCCGTCCTTGTAAAGGATAAAGTACGGCCAAGACGTGACGCCGGTCGATTGGATCCACTCGGACGGCTTGTTGTCGACCACTTCGTCGAGAATGTTGATCCGGAAGAACTTCTTGTGATCATTCTCCTTTTCGAACTTGGCGATGACGCCTTCCATCTTTTTACAATGCGGACAGTTCGGCGAATAGAACTCCACGACCGACAATCCCTTCGCGACGGATTGCTTGAACGCTTCGTGCTTGATCTCGGTATAAGCCGAGGCCGAAGTCGTAAGCGAAAGAACGAACGCAAGAACGATGATGACCTTTTTCATTTTCTCCCTCTCTCCTTGTTTATAACGCCTCAACCTTCACATGAAGGTTGTATTGCATGGCTGTCCCGCCAACGCTTGTGTAGCCGAAACTATATTGAAGGTTCGTCGACGCCTTGCAGTAGGCGACGAGCGTTCCGCTTATGCTCGTCCCGGTCGTGTTAGCCGCACTCGTCACCGTGTTCCCGGCAATCGAAGTCTTTACAACCGAGTCGTTTCCATCAGTATATATTATCTGGAACCCGTTCGTCCCACCGAGAATTGACGAAGTAGTGGCCGCTGTGGTAATCGTCGCGACCCATGAGATCCGGTAAAGGCCAAGCCCCGTCGACGGGACGGCGTACATCGTCGTCGCGGACTTCGCCGCACTCTGCGCGGTGAGATCAACCGCCGCCAACTCCGACGGCACTCCGTTGTCGACCGTTTGTATCCCGCCGTAGTAGTCGAACAATCCGGCCTTGTCGATTGAAGCCCAATACGGGGTCGAGCCGCCCGCCTTCTCGATACGGAGAAGATCCACGTTCGGAGAGGTCGTCGCTTCTTGGATCCGGAGCGGCACGCTCGATCCGGACGAGTGTTTGAAGATCTGCGTTGCCGTCCAAGTGTTTTGCACGCCGAGCATGGCGACGGTCTGTCGCGTCGGCGTTGCGTCGTTCCAATAGAGCGTCCCGGAATTATTCTCAAGATACCCCGATGTCGCGGATCCGAGAGAAGCCGAGGGGATTTGTATTTTTCCGGTGAACGATTGGAGAGCCGACCACGTGTTCGCGTGACCCAAGTTGATCGAGGCCACCGCCGCGCCGGTCGTCGGAGAGATCGTCAGCGTCCCGTCGGAGTTCGTGATCGAACTGACGCCCAACTTCCGATCGCTCATTTCGTGCCATCTGCGGTTGACGATATAAGTGCCGGAGCAAGTCGTGAAATAAACGTTCGTGTCGCAAGTGGATCCGTTCCAAGAACAATGCGCGTCGGCTTCGCACTCTCCTTGATTGCCTCCGTGGTTCGCGCAATCGTAGTAATTTTGGGTGCAACCCGTCGTGGATCCGCAAGGCGACTCCGAGAGCGAAGAACAGTCGGCGGTCGTGGCGTAATACATCAACTTCGTGGCGTCTTTGTAGTTCGCCAAGTTCATCGACGTCACGCCGCTTTCAAAGTCCTGACTTGTGTTCGCGTAGAGAACGACGTCGTTGCCGTTCGAGGTATCGTTTTTGATCCAAAGAACCCGACCGTCCGGAGGACTCGGCGGGAGCGTCAGGTTGAGAACGCTCGACCATGAGCAACCCGTTTCGTTCCCGCAATCGGTTGAATTGCCGATCCCGGTGCAAGAGGCCGTCCCGGAGCAGTTCGCGCCGTACGTCCCGGAACAATTCCCGGTGTAGTAGGTTCCGTGACACGAATAGGAAGTGTAATTTCCGGAGCAGTTGTCGAACGGAGTACCGGAGCAAGTCGAGTTATCGCCCGCGCAAGACGTGAAGTAATTGCCCGTACACGCGCCGGATCCGCTGTCGTAGGAACACTCCGGCTTCGTCGCGCACGCTGTCCCGTCGCCGCCGCCGTCTGAAAATGCTGTGCAATCCCCGTCCACGACCGCCGAGCAAGGCGAGTTCCCGTTGCACGTTGCGGTGTCCGTGTACGAACTGCAAGTGCTTGCACTCGAAACGGAGCAACCGGCGTGACCACCGCAACCGCTTTCGTTGCCGTTCAGCGTCGAACAATCGAAGGTGTTGGAGGTACAACCGTCGCCGGAGTGTGCGCCGCAAGTCGCCTCGTCAAGTCCGACGCAAGTCGGAGAGTCGTTTTGCCATGAGCAAGAGCCGCCGTACGAGTCGTCATTCGCTTCGCAAGTTGTTTGATCGCCGCCGGAGCAGTTGGACGTATCGGCGGAACAACCGCTCGTTCCGCCGCAACTTCCCATGTTGTATTCGCCGTTAAAGTTTGAGCAACTATTCCCCGCGAACCAAGAACACCCCCCGCCGTGACTTGCGCGAAGTCCGCAATCCGTCGAGTTGTTGTAAGACGAGCAAGCGGTCGAAGCCGTTCCCGTACAGGCCGCCGCGTTCGTGGCGTCGCCGAGAACTTCCGTATAATTTCCGTTCAAAGTTCCGGAGGTTGTGATCCGGGTTGCTTGAAATCCTGTCGTGCCGTAGTTTTGGAAGGTTGAAGTTGCGGCGGAAGTGGATCCGGCGGTGACGCTCGTCCCGAACGCGCCGTACCCGGAGGCGAGAACGTAGCCCTGTTGGTAGGATCCGGACGGCGTGTTGTAGGCGTACGAGGAAGGGGAGTTGGGGTTCGTGTAAAAGTAAAACGCCGACGTCGTGACGGCGAACATATTGCCCGAACTGTCAGCCATGAACCCGGACTTATAGGCCGTCGTTGCTCCGAACTTAAAACCGATATTTGTATAAGAACCCGTCGGGTTCACGAAGTCTTGGTGATCTGTCGCTCCGAACGCGAAGGTATTGTTCGTCTTGCCGATTATCTGACGATCGCCAAAACTCGAAGTTCCTCCAACAAAAAGACTTCCGCCTGTGTGCTTCTTGAGCGAGATCGTGTCGATCGTGAACCGCGCGGTATTGGAGGGCGCGAACGAGAGCGTGGGACTCGACACGTTGCCGCATTGGATCCGCTCGGTGTACGTGCCGTTCGCGCTCCGAGTTGTTCCCGCTGTCCCGGAAACTGTGGGCGTGACCGTTCCAACGGTCAGCGCGGAGATCGTATACGTGAGTTCAACCAAGTTGCCGTCATAGACCGCGACCGATTGACTTAATGATCCGGTTCCATTGGACGAGTGAACGACTGTATTCGAACTGTAAGCGTAGCCGCTCGGAACCGTCCAAGACGACGCGCTTCCCGTGAACGTGCCGTTCGTCAGGAGTTCGGAACTAAGGGTCGAACCAATTTGAAGCGAGTTGGCGGTGTCGTCCCAATAGTTGTTTTGGTTGTCCTGTGTGAGAAGCCCGGAGGTTCCGGCGAATAGGTTCGACCCGACGGTCATCGTGCCGAACACCGGCGCGGACGTGTTGAAGGTCTGTTGACCCGTCCACGTGTTCGCGTTCGAAAGGGTGAGGCCGACGGTCGGGTTGCCGGACACCCCGTTCCCGTTCGTGACCGTGAGCGTCGTGTCGGCGGCGGTCAGCGTGCGCCCGGTGAAGGTGTCCGCGGCGGTCTGCGTCAAAAGGCCGTTCGTGTTGTAGGCGGCGAGGGCGGTGATCGTGGCGTCCGTCGCCTGATACGATCCCCACGTCAGCACACCGGATCCGTTGTTGGTCAGCGCACCGGCGGCGTCCGCGGCGGGAAGGGTGAGGGTGACGTTGCCGGATTGCGCTTGCGCGCGGATCGCGGTGTAGTTCGACCCGGATCCGGACGGCTCATAGAACCGGAGTTGGGACGCGGAGTTCGTCCCGTTGTCGCCGAGGGCGAGGTTGCCCCAAGCGATGACCTTCTCGGAGTTCAGCGTCGCGTATGCGCCGAGATAGATCGTCGACGAGTCGATCGCGAACAGGCCATCGGACGAACTCGCGCCGCCGGTGATATCCGAAACCGGGGCGAGAAGGAACACCTTCGAGGACGGGTAAACGATATAGGACACGGAGTTCCCCGCGCCGCCGCCCCAAGACGCCCCGCCGGAGGCCGTGTTGTAGACGTAGAACTTCGTCCCCGCCCCGTTGTGCGAGGCGGTCAGGGAGTCGCCGGTTATGCCACCGGCGTCGGAGATCGACGCGCCGGAGGATTGGAGGGTTGCCCCGCCCGTCCCGTCCGCGCGGAGGATCGCGTTGTCCGTGGATCCGGTCGACCCGCCGATCTTGGCGTCCCACCCGGAGGCCGCGGCGGTTGTCGGGATCGCGTACCCGGAGGTCGTCGAGAACACCCCGGTCGTGTTGTTGTAATCGAGGCCGGTGACGGTTTCCGAGATTGCCGCGCGCGCGTCGGCGTTCGTGTACCCCGGCGGGAATGATAAATCGTCAACCTTTTGGGAAACCTTTTGGAGATCGTCGTCGGTCGTGGCGAGGTTGCCGTTGAAGCCGGAGGAAGTGACCTTGATCTGTGACGCCTTCGGATCATAGGCCAAAGCGAAGTCTTGGACGCCGACAAGTGCGGATAGAAGCCCCGCAACAATGGTTAAACGCATTTTAGAGGGTTTAATTTTAGATCTGAACATACCGCGCCTCGATCTTGTCGGTTGCGTCAACTGCGACCAAAAGAGTAAACCCCGTCCGGGCGACCGCTTCGGAGTATTCGACGTCCTTCTCCATCAAGATCCCGTTCTTGAAAAGCGACAGGGTGTTCGCCTTGAAGTTCGTTGCGAACACCACCGCCGCCGCGCCGGATAACTGATTGGCGGTGAGGGTCGTATACCCCGCCCCCGCCGTCCCGCAATACTTCGTGATTGCGTAAGTCTGTACCGCCTCGGCGTCCGGGTTCGAAACCGTCGCGTTCACGTCCCGCGTGCCGATCGCCACGTTCGCCGCGGCGGGCGCGGCTTGCATGATAGTCACGTCCGGCGCGCTTTCGATCCCCAATTCGACGGTCGTCGGAGCCGAAGCCCTGACCGTGACCGGAGTCCCCGTCGTTATGGTGACGGAAACGTCGGGCATTAAGACGTCGCCCGCGTCACGTCGCGGGTGAAGGTGATCACTCCGGACATGGCCGTTTTGATGTTTCCGCTTCCGTCGATATACTGAACGTCGTAGTAGTAGGATCCGACCATCGAAGCCGTGTCGGTTTTGGAGAGTGTCACCGTAGCAGTTCCGCCCGCGCCCGAAGTGACCGTCGCGGTTTTTTGAACGACGCCCGTCGCCGCGTCAAGCAAGGATTTGCGAAGTTTGAACGTCGCCTTGATCGTCCCCCAACCGGAGATATTGACCGCCGCGCCGTTCGCGTCCGTGAACGCGAGGTTCAGATTGAAATCGTCGCCTGTGACCCCTTCGAAGTTTTGCATTTAACCGCCCCCTGTTGGATCTCGTCCATTATTTGACGCAATCGCCGTCCCGCGATCTCCCAAGTGAACCTCTCTCGGATCCGCCGCGACGCCGCGCGCCCCTTGTCCAACGAGGCCGGGTACTTCATCATCAACTCGGTCATCTTGTTCAAAACGTCTTGAGCGCGCGGCACGTGCGCCCTTGCCTTCTCTAAATGATAGTTTGATTTGAGATTTTGTTCAATGATATCCGTCTTTAAGCAATAACCGACGGACTCGTCGAAAAAATCTTTACACCCTGTTTCGGCCACCGACACCGAGGGACAACCCGTCGCCATCGCCTCGCATAAAGTCAAGCCCCACCCTTCCCCCAAGTGCGGAAGAACGAAGCCGTGAGCGGAGTGATAGAGCGAAACGAGATCCGCCGTCGGAAGTTTTCGCGTGTCGAAGATCACGTTCTTGTGCTTGCCCATGATCAGGACGCGCTCGTTGTGGTACGGCGTCGGGATCCGGTTCACCATATTCCCAAGCGCGCGCAACTTCCGCCCGTCGGTGAAGATCTCCTTCCGGTTCTCCCAAGTTTTTTTGAGCGTGGTTTTCCAATCGAGTTTCGGCATTGTGGTTTTGATGTAGATCTCGACCGTTGGAACCTTTTCGAACACCTTGACCATTTCCATCATAAACCTATAACCCTTGCGCTCGTTCGGCGCGCCGACCCAAAGGAACCGGAACTTCTCGCCCGCGTTCATGTTCGGGAACTTCCGCTCCTTGAAGGTGTAGACGTCCGGATCCACGCCCTCGAAGCACACCCATATTTTTTCGCGCGGGTAGTATTTCGAGAAAAGATCCTTGCAAAACCGGCAAGGCACGATGATCGCGTCCGCGTTGGCGAACGCTTCGATGTACGGAGGCGGAACGTCCAAGAGTTCCCACATTGTAAACAGGACGTTGAACTTCCCAGGAACCGGGCGGTACGTGTCCCCCGGCGCGATAGACAAAGCGATCTTGGCGTCCGGAGTGAAGTCGAAGTACGGCTCCGAGTGCTTCTTCATATTTTTGTTGTGGGTGTTGTAGCCGAGCGCGTTCGCGACGAGATCGTGTTCGGGCGTCGCCCAATAGAGCGGCATTTTCGAGGACGTCATTTTGTAATGACCCCCTTCTTCTTCTCGATCATCACGACTTTTTTGCCGTGGGACTGACAATACTTCACCTTCCCCGGCTTATCCCGCTCGGTGTCGCCGCACTCCGGACACACGTACTCAGATTTTTTATCCGTCATGGTTCTCTCTCCCTATTATTAAGCACCGATGAAGCGCAATCGACTTCATGTTTTCGTGATCCCCTTGAAGCGAAAGCGAGTGACCCGCCATCGCCGACGGAAAGTCCCGAACGTCCGCCACCATTGTCACGCGCTCCACCCGAAGAAGCGACGTGAAGATCCGATCCGTTTCCCGATAGAACACCTGATCCCGCCCGTACTTGTGGACGTACCCGGTGAGGCACGATACCCAAGAACGCTCGAAAAATCCACCCCACCCCATCATTGAGTCGCGCCCGCGGTAGAACGCCATTCGTTCGCGCTTCATGCCGTTGACTAACTTCGTCCGGTTGTGGGACTCGTAGACGTTGAAAAGTTCTTCCACGTTTTCGATTATGCAATCGTCGTCTTGCGTGTAGATCGTTTCGTTCTCGGCTTCCGCCGCGGCAAGGTATCGACCGAAGTTGATGAAGTTCTCGCCGCGCGTGTTGTCCCAAATTATGACCTCGCCGATGAACGGAAACGTCCGAAGGTGCGCCTCGATCTCGCGCAACTCGTCGTGACGCTTCCACCGAAGAAGGACGGCGGTGACTTTATTCTTCAAGGTTGAACCTCAAATACGAAACCACGTTGTCGTGGTAGGCGACGCGAAACCCGACCGACTTGAACAACGCCATCGACGCGGCGTTGCCGTCGACGATCTTCGCCATCAACTTCACCTTGTCCCCGGCGATCTTCTTCGCCTCGGTAATCGCGAAGGCAAGAGCGAACGTCCCGATCCCGATCCCGATCCGCCGGAAGGAAGGCCGGATCCGGACGCTCAACTCGATTGAGTCCTTCGCGAGAACGTCAAGCCGGACGTCGCCGACCACATACCCGCCGCCGTGACAGATACAGAAAAGCCGCACGTCCGGGTTGTTGAGCGCACGTTCAAGCCAACGAAGGTGATCCTCGCGCCGGATCTCGTCTTTTGTCACAATCGAGAACTGCCGGACGTCGTAGTCGTTCTTGATATCCAAGAGTGCGTCGGCGTCCTTCATGCGCGCCGGACGGATCATCTTCGCGAAAAGCGTCATCGCTTGTAGACCTCGTATTTCGAAAGGTCGGGATATCCCTGTGCGGCGGCGTCGAGATCCGCGGGATCCTCCTTGCGGTTGTTGATGATCGAAAACGCCATGAGGCCGCGCGCCGCCTGATCCGGAGTCATATACATATTCCAACCGAGCATTGAGAGGTCGTCCTGATCCAAGTCGCACTCCTTCCGCCCGTCGAACCGCGCGCGCTTCAACCACTCATAACCCTTCGGATCGTTCAAGAGGATCATTCCGCCGCGGCCGATCGCGAGGTGTTTCTTGACGTGGAACGAAAGACAATGAAGCCCGCCCGCGTACATTCCTCGCCGGAACCGAAGCGCGCCGTCGTGGATCAGGAGCGGGTTCAGTTGGTAGATCCCCTCCCACGGGTCTTGAATAAAACGAACCTTCCAACCGGCGTGAATGACGGAGCAAGGGACGGAGGGGTAAGTCCGCGAAGGCACGTCGACGACGAGGTTGTTCCAACGGCTGTCGTCCGCCTCCTTCATCTTTTGTTTTGCGTACATAAGGGACAGGAAGATCGCCGCGGATCCACTCTCCACCGCGACGCCGTACCGCGCGCCCGCGTACGCCGCTACGCGCGACTCGAAGTTCCGAACTACTTGGTAGGGCATAAGAAGATCTCCTTGAACTCGTCCTTCGTGTATTGAGCGACCTCGTTCGAGAATTGTTCGCCGTCCATCGTTTCGTGCTTGTTCTCGCCGGGTTGAAGGCCGATCGTTTTCCAAGCGATAGTCCGCCCGTCCTTGCCGTGAACCTCGTCGAACGCTTCCGCCACCGTCCCCATGCTGACGGCCTTGATCTTAGGGATCAGAAGTCCTTCGGCTCCGCGGCTCACGGCGGCGAGGACTAGATCGACCGCACCTTCCACCGGGAAGAAGAAGCGCGTTGCGTCCGGATCAGTCAGGACGATCTCCCGGCCTTCTTCGACCGCCTTCTCCCACTTGAAGATAAACGACCCGGTACTACGGAAAACGTTGCCATACCGCACCGTGAGGTACTTCGTGAGCGGGTTCATTTTCGAGAACTCAACGACGGCCTTCTCCCCGATGAACTTCGTCGCGCCGTAAACGCCGTTCACTTGCGCGGCCTTGTCGTTGAAATGTAGACGAAGAACTTCGGCTTCACGTGGATTGACTCGACCAAGAGGTTGTTCGTGCCGATGACGTTGGACTGTACGCACTCCCAAGCGTTCGTTTCGGCCATCGTGACGTGCTTGAAGGCGGCAAGGTGAAGGATCCCGTCGACCCCCTGACACGCCTTGCGAACCACCACCGGGTCGGCCACGTCGCCCGGAAGGATCTCGATCTCCGGGTGTTCGTTCTTCAACTCGATCAATTTGCCTTCGTTCCTCGCCATGACGACGAGGTTCTTGTAGCCGTAGGCGATCAGCGTGGCGACGATCTCGCGCCCCAAGAACCCGGATCCGCCCGTGATCAAGTACCGCCCGTTTCTCTCTAGCATAAGTCCCCCTGTTGTAAGTGTCCCATTCCCAAAAGGAAGTCGACGTTCTCCCGGTTGTTCCCACGCACGCGCACGCCCGTCCACTTGGTCGACAGGCAAGACTCGTCCGGATAGCGCAACGCCGGTGTCGGCGATCCGATGACCTTCCACCCGGTCGAGTTGAGATACACGCTCCCGGTCATTTCGAATTGCCACGGATCTTCGACTTGAGCGAGGACGTCCAAGAGCGCGTCGCGCCGCCAAAGGCAATATTGCGTCGTGACCGAGTAAGCGGCCTCCGGCGTCAGTTCAATCAGGCCGTCCGGACGGATCCGCTTCTCCCGGTCGGTGTAAAAGTCGGACTGACAAAGGCGGGCGCATACGACCTCGGCGTCGTCCACGACCGCCCGGAACAACGTGTCAAAGACCTTCCGATCCATCGGCGCGTCGAGAAGGTAGTCGTCCAAGCCGAACACGACGAACTCGTCCCGGATCACCTTCAAGTGCCGCCGGAGGTACTTCGACCACGCGCCGACGCCGCCCTTTTGAGTGTCGTCGAGGGACACGTAGTCGCAACCGTGAAGGAAGGCCGGACACTCCCCGAAGTTCAGGTATTGGACTTGGAAGCCCGAAGGGAGAAACTTGTCAGCGAGGCACGCCGACGCCGCGAGGATCCGCTTCGATCCTTCGTGTCCGGTGAGGATAACCTTCAAAGAGGCCACCGCTTTTGATCTTTGAAGTGTGCAAGCATGACCTCTTTGCCGTTCTGCCGGAGATAGCCGTTCTCGTCCAAGACAAGGCCGCGGTTGTCCCGCGTCGCCTGATTGCAAGAGAGGGTGACGTTCAACTTCTTCTTGGCGGCGACCGAGAACCCGAACTCGACCCAACCGTTCGGCTTCGGATCTTTCATAAAAGCCGCCCACCCCTCGCACTCCCGGAAGAACGAATTGACGTGCGGTGCGTTGCGGTAGATCGTCCAATGCCCGCCGATGTAGTCCTTCTCGTCGGAGTAGATATCGAGGAAGTCCTTTTCTTCGAGCATTTCTTCGGTCAGGAAGCGGTCAACCCGCCCGAACACGACGTCAAAATCGGTGTGACCCCAAAAGTCGTACGCCTCTAACTCCGGCGCGAACAACTCTCCGAAGGCGCAACGGTAGTCCCACAACTTACCCGTTCCCGGCACGATGACCGAGGGGAAGTCGAGAACCCGCTGACACCGGGCATTGAAGTCGTCGAGGTCTTGAGTGACGAGGACGTCGTAGCCGAACCGCTCAAGCGTCCGGACACTCTCGCGCCATTGAGGATAAAAGGCCGGGAGATCTCCGAAGAAGGGACATATCAGGAGTTTTTTAGTCAAGGTATTCGCTCCCGTTCCAAGCGTGGTCGAAGTAGATCTTGTTCATTTGCAACTGCGACGTGTAGCACGCCAACGCCTTGCGCTTCCGTAGAAGTTCGGACTCCGTGGGAACGATCTCATGCAACCCCTCGACCTTCGGACATTGTTTCGTGTAAGTCGAATATCCGACCACTTTCGCCCCCCACACACGGCGCGCGGCCTGACCGACGGCGTTGTGATCGGCGTTGCCGTGGCCGTACCACGTGGGCGCGTAGACGGTTTCGACGACGTATTTGAGCCGAATGAAGGCGTCCTCCGCCCGGTCAATGGTCAACTCGTCGTCCGGGATATCGAGGAAGGTCACATCCGCTTGAAGGATCGTCGCCGCGGCCACGGACTCCGCCCGCCGGACGCCGATAGGTAAACCCCGCTTTGCGTGGCGCGCCGCGTCCGTCACGACCACAATCAACGGCCTCTCGCGCATGATCGTAAACGAACCGTACAATGCCTCGTCGTCGTTGTGGGGCGCGAGGAATAACTTCAAGACAACTTCACCGCGAGAATAAGATTTGAAACGATCTTCCAAAACTCCGGGTTGCGGCTCCGGAGGAACGCCAACCGTTCCTCGTCCGTCCCCTTGAACCACGGCTCCGTGACGTGCTGAACCTTATCGTTCGTGATGATCTTGAGGCCGAGAACCTTCGCCTCTGTGATCATGCGGCACGACACGTCGAAGCCGTTTGGAAGGTAGACGATCCCCTCGCAACCGGCCATCGCGACAAGGCAATCCCGGTAAGGGATATTCCCGACGGCCTTCATCTTGAGGCCGTTTTCCCGACAATAGGCGGCGGCGTTGGAATACCCCTTGATCCAAGAGCCGGAGTAAAGGACGAACCACTCGTTCGACCGGAAGGCCGTTCCCGCGCGGAAGCCGTCGCGCCAATGGACGAGCAAGTCAAGGTCGGCGTCGGAGAACACCCCGCCCATGATCGACCCGATGAACTTGATCGGCCAAGTGTCGATCGGATCCCCAAAGAGCCGGACGTATTCGTACCGCTGACGCTCGGACTTCCAAAACACCCACTCCGCCCGTTGCATGAACTCGAACACCAACTTCCCGACCTCTTGGACGTGGCAATCGCAATCCTTCCCCGTCACCGCCTTGTGCTTATGGGACGAGCGGTAAAGGCAATATTTGTAATCACATTCCTCGATGACGTACTTGAACTTCTCCATGACCGGCGCGAACGCTTCACGGTTGAGGTTCGCGAAGTTGCCGAAAACGAGGAAGTCCTTCTTCGGATTGAACTTTTTGGGATTGAACTCGGAGGATTTGACGAGGACTTTCGGGAAGGGACACGTATCAATATGAACCTGAACCGATAACTCTGCTCCACCGATAAACTTTTCGGCGAAGTTGTCGCACACGAAAACGACTCTCTCCATCGTTTTCCCTTTCTATTTAGAAAAAGAACCCGGAAGGTTTGCGCCTTCCGGGTTCAGTTTTAATTCCCCAAGACCTCGAACTAGGAGGCCGCGGTCATCAAGCGCACGAAGGCGTCCGTACGGGACGGCTTGAACGCCCACCGGGACGCAACACGGAAGCGCGTCTGGTAGGACGTGAAAGCACCGTAAGGATCGACGTCGAGCGAACCGAACGCCAACCGGCGTCCGATGTAATACTTCTTCCACGCACCGAGGACGGCGAACGCCTTCGAAACCGCCGAGGTATTCGAAATCGTTTCGCTGACTTTGTACGGCACTTCGAAGATTGTGCCGGGGGTCTGACCCGCGGGTTGCGCGAAGATATGCTGACCGTTCGCGTCGCGGAGGGAACGAAGATAGAACTTCGAGATCCGGTTGATCACGAACATCGCTTGCGCGGCGTCTGCTTCGTTCAGGCGATAGATCGCGTCGGCATAGTTCAAGGCGGTCTGCGCCGAGAAGTTGGTCGAGGCGGACGCAAGAACGACGGAGTTTCCGGCGGCGGCGGTCGTCTGACCCGAAACGGGCGATCCGTTTCCGTTAAGAACCTGATTGTCGATTTCGAGGTTGATCGCGTAGCCGAACTGCTCGGCGAGGATCGTCGCGATATCAAGGTTGCCGTCCATCAACATTTCGTTGGAGGCGACCGAGTACGCGGACAACCGTTGCGCGGTCAAGGACACCTGCGCGAACGTTCCTTCACCTTCCGTCACCGTACCTTCGTTGTCCCAAGTGACCGCGGGGCGCGTCAACTCTGACGGGATCAGCATTTGATTGCTTCCCATCGGGATCACGGTACAGGCGTCGAGCATGAAGGTATTCGACTTCGCAAGCATGATCATATCCCAAAGGTACTCCGGAGCGACGAGATAGCCGCCCGTGGCGTTCGCGCCTTCGGCATAAGCCGCCTTCTGCTGGATTGACTTCTGATTGCGCTCGTAGATATCCGCCATCGCCTTCGGATCCTTCTTGACCGTCGCGGCCACGAAGTCCAAAAGACCTTTGACGAACTCGTCCGTCGCTTCCTCGTCGGCCATCGCTTCGAATAAATGCGGGTTCTTCGAAGCGGCATGACGACCCTTGATCAACTGACGGGAAACGTTGAAGCCGCGGTGCATTACTGAACGCACCACTCCGCCATGACCGCGGGTCATAAGCGGGGACTTCTCGATCGCTTCGAGGCGGTTTTCAACCGCGTTGATCTTGTCGACGCCTTCCTTGAGCGACTTGATATCGGCTTCAAGGGGAGCGACGCCTTCCTTGACGGCTCCTTTGATCTGTTCCAAAACTTCCATTGTGTTGACTCCTTGTTTAATTTTTAACGGGCGCAAAACCTTGACGGATCGCGGAAAGGATCTCGTCGGGAGTTGGATTGGAGGATTTGCCTCCGGCTCCCAAGATCGTTTCCGAATAGTGTTCAACCGCTCCATGCTCGGCGGCTTTTGCTTTTTCTAAAATAGTTTTGAGGTCGTCGTCGCTGACCGACTTCTTGCACTCGGTACAAAGGTTCCGTTCCTTGAGGATCGGGCGGATCTTGTCGACGCCGCACTTGCACAACTCGACGACCTGTTCCTGTTCCTCGAACTTCTTTTCCTCGAACGCCTTTGACACGGCTTCCATGATCCCGGTTTCCACTTCGGCGGCGGCGCGGCTCAACTGCAACGCGCCACGGTTCGAAGGGACGGTCACTTGTGAGATCTCCAAGAGTTCGACGTCGGTGAACGTGCGTCCGGTGATGAACTGCGAGTCCTTGTCGGTGATCGGCTCCCATTCGTGGCCGATGAAGCCGACGGAGAACGCCGCGATCCCGTTCTTGGCGAGAGTCCAAGCCCAATCCGCCTCCGGGTTTCCCTGACCGACGTAGTATTTGAACGTCGCTTCGAGTCCGGCGTCGGTGATCGAAACCTTCACGGCCTCGCCGATCTGCGAGAGAAGGGAGCCGTACTTGTGCGAGGAAAGGAAAACGGGGTGATCTTTGTAGGTCTTGAGGCGCGCCTTAAAAGCGTCCGGGAGAATGACGTCGCCGTCGCGGTCAACCTTCTTCGTGGAAACCACGGCAACGACGGTTTTCTCGTTCTCGTTGACCGCTTTGATCTCGCACGAATAAAACTTGGTGAGTTTTTTAGTAGGTTCCATTATGACCGCCTTGTGTAAATCATACGTGAACGGTTAATTCTTTGCAACCTTTTACAAAACCGGACTTATCGTACAACGGCAATTCACCACTTCGCCCGCGTCGCCGGACTCCTGATCGCCGGGGTATGCTAACCCGTTGCTAAACCTATCCTCCGGGTATTGAGTTTCGCCGTCGATCTTCCGGTGCGACTCACGCACCAACTCGTCGCCCGCCGTGACCCAACGCTTTTTCTCGATCCCGACCTCGGTGTAGTAGAGGTTCGTCCCGGCGTTCACCGCGCCCGCCGTTTCAGTCCGGGCGATGACGAACGACCGGCGTTCGGCGACGTTGAAAACTTCGCGCACGCGGTCGGCCAACTGTTCGATCGACTCGCCCGCCGTGATACCGAGGTCGAGAGTCGATCCGAGTTGCTTCTTGATCGTGTTGTTGATCCCCTTGATCTTGTCGGCGGCAACGGAAACCATCGACTCGACCTTCTGATTGAGAACGTCGTCGATGACGGACTTCTTCCCGACGAGTTCCTTGCCGACTTCAACGCCGTCTTGGATCGCCTTGCGGTACATCGGGAGCGTCAACTTTTTAAGTTCTTCGTCCTTGCCGCCCCAATTCACCATCGCGTCGACGGACTTGCCGCCTTGATATACCGCCGAGAGCGTTGTCTTGCGGAGATCAAGGAAGTACCGCTTCACCTTCGCATGGAAGCGCGTTTCGATCGGTGCTTGCTTCGCCACGAAAGACCGCCACGTCTTGAGAGCGAACAACCCGTCGCGCTTGTCCGCCACGGGCGGCGCGCCCTTCGCCGCCGGATCCGCGTTCGGGTCGACCGTTGCGTCCGGCGTGGCCGTTGCCGCCGCCGCGTCCGCCGGGACTTGACCGAAGCCGATCCACCAATATTCGCGCCAATCCGCTTCCTCGAAGCCGAGGTTCAACTTCTGATTGATCTCGTTGCCGGTGAAGCCCATATCGAACAACGTCTTGGCGGTCGTGACCTTCGAAGCGAAGTCCTCTTGGAACGCCGGGATATTGTCGAGTTTGAAGGCGAAGTAAATATTCGGGTTGTACGCTTCGACGAGGCCGTAGTTGATACCTTCCTCGATCTTCCGCATGATCGGGACGAGCGTGTAAAGCCAAAAGATCTTCATCTGTCCGGTGAAAGTCGCGTAGTTCAACGCCTCGGTGATGTTGAACAATGCCTTCGGGGTTTTCCACGCGCCGAGGATTTCTTCACGGGCGAAGTTCCGTTGCTCGGAGAACTCCATATCCTTGTGCGACTTCGCCAAGACCTCCGGCTTCATGCCGTTGTCGAAGATCGTCATCTTCCCGGCGTTCTCGATCCCCTTGTTCCGCTTCTCCGCCCACTCGGTCAACCGCTTGCGCTGATCATCGGTGAGGTTCTTGTCGGTCGAGAGAATGAAGGACGGGGTTGCGTCGTTGTCGAGGAAGCGGGCGTTGTATTGGAGGGACTTGTAGTCGAGTTGGATTTCTCCGTCCATGACGTCGAGCGGACACGCGCCGCGGAAGCGATCATAAAGATTGAACGTCTTGATATGGATCACTTCTTCCGGCTTCAGAGTTCGGTTGTTGTATTTCCAACCCGTCAGAAGTCCGGTGCGCTTGTCGATGATCGTTTCGAACTTCGTGGCCGCGTCAGTCCACAACTGCCCCGGAAGCCGCCGCGTGCCGACCGCCTGACCGAGCGATTGTTCTTTGATGATGAACGCCTCGCCGGAAGCGGCGAAGTGACCTGCGACTGACTCGATGAAGTCGTGCCAAGACTCGTAAGGGTTCGGGCGATAGAAAAGATCGGAGAGTGCTTTATCCTCGACTTCCTCGTTCGTGCCTTCTTTGTAAAATGCGATTTCGGCTTGAGGGATATTCGAAGCGATCGCGCTGATCGCCTTGTAGACGTTGGAACTTTCAAGGAACGGCTTCGTCAACCGCTTGTTCTTGAAGATCAACCACTCCATCGCCATCGGCCAAAGGGACGACCAACTCCCGGACTTCTGTTCCACCGCGCCCGCGTCGATCTCCTTTGACTCCGGAGCCGCCGGACGCTTCTTTGTTCCGAACTCGATTGTGAGTGATCCGATTTTCATATAACCAAAACCCCCAATCCTTGTCCTTCACGATACGCCCTGATCGCAAGGCATAGCGAAAAGAAGCAATCCCCGTGTCCTTCTTCCGTCGCAACTGCTTTGAGATCGTTGTCGACGCTTAAAATCTGACGCCTCTGTCGCTTATCGCTTAAAAATCTTATTGACTTCGATGTGATTATGCTATCAAGTTCAGTCGACATTGAGTATTTATTTTTTGCGGTGAAGGCAAGACCGTCCATTTCTGCGGGCAAAGTTCCGGCTTCTCTGAACCCTTCGAACTCCGCGCGCGTGTCGTCGTATACCATCTTCGCGATCTTGAAGTTCTTGATTGCCTCTCGGAGATATTCGACCTGATCCACGTAGTCCCACCCGTCCATAAACTTCGAATGAACCTGAACGAGCCGCTTTTTCCGGTCGACGGCCAAGACGAAAAGGTGTGACGGGTGTTGCTTCTTTCCGATATCGAACCCGGCGTAAGTCCACTCATTGAGCCGAAGCGGGAAGGTGTGTTGACGGTTCGCAAGGCGCGGCCAAGTCAAGTCGTCATACTTGGAAGGCATGATGAAACCTTCAAGCGAACGCACCGCGCGGCATTGAAACTCTTTTTGAAACGCCTTCTCCCCGATCGAGTTCCGGCGTTGAAGTAATTTTTCGAGCGGCCATTCCTCCGGCCAAAGAACCTTCTTCGACGCTTCATCGAGAGCCGGGTACTCACCGCAAAAGAACTCCGCCATAGTTTCCAACTTGGCGAAAAGATCTTGCTCGTCTTGCGGCGTGCCGAACACGTGAAGTTCGGACTTCGGCATTTGCATAACTTGTTCGAGGAAGATCTTCTCCAACTTCTCAAGCGATGAAATATCCAACTTCTTTTCCGGGTCACGGAGGATATCGTCGGCGACGATCCCGTCGGGGTGTTGACCGCGTTTGAACGAGAGCATACCGCCGGGTTCAATGATGAACTGACGGTTCCGGTATCGGTAGTTCACCTTCGTTTCGGCGTCGGTCTGTTCGATGAAGTCGCCGAACACTTCCGGGAGTTCCGTGACGTACCGCTTGAGCCGCTTGATCTGATACTCCGACCCCTCCGGGACATAGGAGAGGTAAAGCCACTCGTTGTATTTGCGTTCGAGGCCGAACTTCATGCGGTACATTCGCCACGCAAGATATCCGATCGCGACGGTTGACTTGAGGTGAAGGCGGGCGGACTTGATCGAGGAATACGGATAGCATTGAAGGATCGCGCACCACCGGAGAAGGTGTTGTCCGGGTTCGAACTTGCCCTCGACCCGCTTGATCGCTATCCCGAACTTGGTCAGGAAGAAAACGCGGAAACTATTTAACGGTGTTTCTAAGATACTCGACGAGTCGATTGTGATCGGCGGCGTCGGATCCGGTGAAATCTTTATCGTCATTCTTGGCGGCCTTCGTCATGTTGTTAATCACGTTGTTGACGATCAGGGAGCGATCCGGCCACTTCTCCGCCCGCCGCCGCGTAAGAATAAACATTCCCGCCGTCGTGTTCCCTTCCTTCGCGGCCTTGAACATCGCGTCCTCAACCTCGTCGACCGCCGACTCTTGGATTGCTTCGATAAGACTGTGAAGCCGGGGGAACTTCCGCCGCCACCGCCAAAGGGTCACGCGCCCGATCCCCGCCGCCGCGCAAGCGTGCGAGATATCCGATCCACGCTTTAGACTGTTGAGGATCGCCTTAACGACCTTCCGGTCTTTCGGCTTTATAGGTGTTTCAAGTGTTTCGTCGGAAGGCGGCGGAGTGTTGCCCGCTTCTCCGGCTCCGGGGACAAGTGTTGCCATAACCGAACCTCTCTTTTGATTATACCCTTACGCCCAAAACTTCCACCACGGCTTGTCCGGCAATTTGTCCAAAGACTTCCGGATATTCTCCCGCGTCATCATGGCGAAGCCGCCCTTATAATACACCGTAAACATATTTCCCGACGCCGGAGCGATGACGACGTTCTTCTTCTTCGCGTCGATGACCAACTTCAAGTCCTCGGCGTCCATTACTTCCACCTGAACATTCGACGCCACACCACACCCGCCACCACCAACACCCCGACCAAGATTAGGGCGATGACGATCAACTTCAAGACTCGCTCCGTTTGAAGCCGTCCTCGTACTCCTTGACCTTGACGTCCAAGATCTCGACGAGTCCCGGTTCCAACTCGCGAACATTGGCCTCGTACGCCTTGCCCGCTTCTTCCGGGGTGTCGGCCTGAACGTTGTCGTTCCACCGAGCGGACTCTTGGACGGGTGCTTCGCCGCCGAAGGTTTCGGCGTGCTTGTAATTACGACGAGTGAACTTTATCTCGACTTCATATCGCATTGAACACCCCCGACAAATAAAAACCCGCCGGACGGTTTGCCCGACGGGTTCTTACGGTTGAGTTGACGATTGCTCGTTTTCACGAACAATCTTAGGCACTCTTTGACGGCGTTGTCAAGCGAAGCGACGTTGCTCGTCCCCCGGAGCGAACGGACGGCGGTCGATGATCGTGCCTTCGTCCTTCGAGCGGTAGGTCTTTTCCTTCTTCTCGTAGTCGTAAAAGACATTACACTCGACCTCGCGGAACTCGTAGCCGTCGCGGTATTGACGCGAGAGCCGGGTGATATCGAGTTTCGTCCGCTTGATCTTGTCGCTGACTCCGGCGAGGATCGAACGGCGTTGCTCGTCGGCCTCTTGGAGTTCGATCTGACATTGGGCAAGGTGCGTCGCGATCTCCTTTTTCTCGTCGTCGTTAAACTCGTACTTGGCCTCGATCCGTTCTATTCTATTGCTCGTCTGCATGACTCTCCCTTTCCTGTTTTGAGATCTCGTCCAACTTAAAAGCGATCGCCTTGAGCAAGGCCGTATTGTTGACGTCCGGCGGGAGTCCCCAATCGTCCCCGGCTTTCATACACTCGTCGAAGGTCTTGCACTCCGACACCGGGCGCGCCGCCCACGCCGTACCCGAAAACAACCCCACCGCCACCACCAAGACCAAGAGGTTCCGGAAGAACGGGACGAACACGGTCGTCAGGATCGCGACCAAGTATTCCTCCATCGCCGCCGGGAACGGGTTCGTGCGGGTCAGATAGACCGCGAGGACGACCATGCCGCCGCAAAACACGAACGTCGGGATCCGGAACGCGCTGAACGCGAATATGATCCCCGCGGAGGCGAACACGTAGGCCGAGGCCGTGACCGTACGGACGAGAAGTTTCGACCGGAGGATCCCGGCCAACTTCGATGACTCGCCGTACCCCACGGAGTAGGCCGCGACGTAGAGCGGGAACGACAGGAACGCCGCCCACCAATACGGCGCGCCGGTCTGCGCCGCAAGCCAAGCGCAATATCCGACCAAGACCGCCGGAGCCGCGAACCGGCGGATCCACTTGTTCGCACGCCCGCCGAGCGCGTAGAGCGTGGCGACAACCGCCACGACCGCGATGTTCAGGACTGACCAACCGATTAAAGCGTACTCGTTCATGCTACCCCCTGTTTTCGTAAAGCGTCGGACGCACGCCGCACGTGCAAGCCGTCCCGCGCTCACCGTTGAAATACTGACTCCGCTTACACTCCGGCGCGTGTGACCTAAACGGGTTCTTCGGGATCAGATCCAACGCCTTCAAACAATCGGCCTTCGTGAACATTCCGACGTGACACCGCTCCTTGTCCATTTCCATAATCCGGCGGAGCCACCCGTACACGGAGTTCCGCTTGCGCTTCCGGATCCGGTTGATCGGCTCCCGCTTCCAATTCGGATCCACCAAAGCGTGAACCTTCATTCGGAGTTTTTTCGTTTCATCGTCCGGGATCGTTCCGAGCGGACGCCCGTCCGGGTGAGTGCCGACGGATCCGCGGCACACCGGGAAGCGCGTACAGATCCACGCCTTGCCGTTGCCGTATGACCGCCCGTTGTAGAGAAGCGAGTTCTCCCGGAGCGTCGCTTCCGCGCCACAATGACACGTCACGACCGCGGTCATCGGCGTCCCCTCCGCTCCTGTTGCGCGATCCAAGCGTCAATCGTCGCCTTGCTGAAACGCCACGCGCTTCCGATCTTGAACCCCGGCAACTTCCCCGCCGCGGCGTGCTTGTAGATCGTGATCGGCTTCATTCGGAGATAAGCCGCCAACTCGCCCACCGTGAACAACTGCTCCGCCATCGTGTCCCCTTTCATTGGAATAAATCCGTCTGAACCGGCTCGTCGTAATAGACCTTCTTCACGTGACCGCCCTTGCCTTCGCAAGAGTCGCATTGAACGAACTCGTCCTTCGAAGGCCGCGGCGTCACGCGCCCCGTCCAATCGTAGACGCTGACGAGTTTCCCCGTCACATCGCACGTGCGTTCGCCGACCACCTTGAGGAACCCGGCGTCGACCAAGCCGCCAAGTCCGCCGTTGCGCGCCGAGTACCGCTTCCCGTAAGCGATGAAGATCGCCTCGGTTGCTTGCCGGTGCGTCAACCCGTCCTCGGACATGGCGATCACTTCGACGTACATCGCTTGCGCGCGGCCGATTTCTCCGGACGCCTTGAGTTCTTGCCAAGCGATCCGGGACGTGCGCTCCTGACCCCGGCTCACGCCGACACCTTACATTCACAAATCGCGCCGCACTCGCAAATCTTGATCTCGATGAACTCAAGCCAACGCCAAGAGGTATGAACCAACGCCTTCAACTGACGCTTCGCCTCGGACTTCGAGATTGCTTTGACCTCGACCGAAGCCGTGACCTCGCCAAGACCTTCGACTTCCTTTCGGACGCGGAGCCGGTATCGCTTCATATTCCCCCCATGCGCTTTAATTGGAGCGTGTAGTTTTCGATCATGCCTTCCAATTCGTACCGGGCGAACTGCCGCGGCTTGCGGGACAAGACGTGCAACTCGTCCTTGAGCCGGTGCGCCGCTTCCTTGCCGATCTCCCGTTCGAGGTAGATCAGGAAAGCGTTGGTATTGCCTTGCTTCCGCATATTGCAACCGAAGCATTGAGGCCGGATCCCGCGCTCGTCGAAAAGGATCGAGTTGCCGCGACCGCTTTGGTAGTGTCCGGCTTGAAGCGTTTTCCAACTGACTTGAGTTTTCTCGCCCTTGTCGATGAAACACGTCACGCAAAAGCCGAACCCCCAATCGTTCGATTGCCGGAGCCGGACGATCTTCGAGAGAAGATCCCAAGCGTCCTTCTTCAATTCGTTGATCGCCTTGATTTTCTTTTGCTTCACCGGACACCGCGGTTCGTGTAGTTAAAATCCCCGCCGAACCGGAGCCGCGCGGTTTCGCACCACCCGCCCATATCCCAATTAGGGCGCGGCGGCTTCGGCTTCTTCGGACGATCGAACCAAAAGATCGAGAGAAAGAACCGACCGATCTTGAACTTCCGAATATTGCCGTTCATCGCGCCGCCCCCTTGTCTATTTTCTTCATCAGCCGTTTGAAGCCACCGGGCGGAGGGTTCCACCGCTTGACCCCCCGTTCGTCCATTTCGTTCAACTTCGCCGCCTTGACGTATTTCTTTGGGAGTCCGCGGTTGACGTGCGCTTCGAGGCAAGTGACCACCGCCCGGTGCGGGCGACAGTCCGCGCTCAAAGTGCCGTACTGAAACGGAATGAAGTCGACGACGAACCAATAATCGCCGAACTCGATGATCCGTTCCTTGCCCGCGTTCAACTTCAAGAGAGCGTCCGCCGGATCCAACTCCGGCGCGCCCTCTCCGAGAATGAACTTGGCGAGGTCGTAGTCCTTCTTCCACGCCCCGGCCAAGTCACAACTCGATATGATGAACTCCCAAAACACCTTCAAGGTCGGAGGAAGCGACCGATACCACGGGTCGAAAAACCTCGCTGTATCAACGAACCGCTTTGCCATTCGTCCCCCGTTATCTCTTTGTAATTCGTTTATACGACTACGACAAAAAAAATCAGCGCGTCGACGTTGCCAAGTCCGGTACTGCGACGAACTTGATCCCGTCGATCGGGAAGGTGTCCCGCGTGGCGCGCGCCTGTGCGTTGATCGCCGGAGCGTTCGCCATCAAGAGGTTGAGCGGCGCGCGGCCTTCCGCGACGGCCTTCGCCAACTTCAAGAGGTCGACGCACTCGCCCGTCCAACGATACCGGAGCGTCGTGCCTTTGATCTCCGGCGCGCCTTGAGCGGCCACGGGAGCCGCCGGGACGTGAACCGTCGCGGCCTGATCCCGGAGTTCTTGCGCCTTCTCGACGTTGCCGGACGCCTCGGCCTTCTCTGCGCGCTTGTCCAACTTCTCGCGCTCCTTGCGTTCCTTCTCCGCCGCCTCCGCCGCGGCCTTGCGCTCCGCGTCCTCGCGCTCCCGGTTCTTCGCTTCGATATGGTCGGTCAACGCCTTCTTGCCGAGTTTTTCGAGCGCGCCGAGGCGGTCGGTGATCGCCTTCTTTGCGCCAAGCCAAAACTTGTACGGCCTGAAATAACCCTCGATCGCCGGATCGAAGATCGTGTCGGCGTCCTTCATCAGCCGTTTGACCATCTTGACGTCGGAGTCCACGCGCTCGAAGTCGGCGTCCGACTTGATCGAGATCCCGGTGAACTGCGCCTCAAGCGGAGCGATCTCCCCTTCAAGCCGCGCCTTCTCTGCCTCTGCCCTGTTTTTAACTACCTCGGTTGTCATAGCCCTCTCTCCTTTTTCATTTGTGCGACCCGTAAAAGACACAAGAAAATATCGCGGTCGGAATTATACTCCGTTTGTTTGTATTTCTCTAATTTATATTTGCCGTTTTTGAGAAGCCGGATCACGAACCGGCGTCGGACGTTCAGCCCGTAGAACTCACTCGCCGCCAACGCCTGTCCGGACGTCTGATATCGGTACGTCGGCGACTTGTATTCGGACGTCTTGACCTCGATCGTTCCGAACTGACCGATCCCGCAATCGACGATCCGATCCGGCGTGCAACCGAACCGCCACTTTTTCGAGTAGATCGGTTGTTCGATATGGAGGATCTTGAAGCGGTTGATCTTGAGGAACTCCTTCCACGCTCCGAGGAACGGCGCGACCTCCGGGTGAACCGAGGCCGGGTCGAGCGTTCCCTTGTCGTGGTAGTGCGTCGCGGCGTGCGCGCCCTGACCCCGCTCCCGCGCCCACTCCGCAACGTCGTCCTTCACGTTGTCGAGATAGCGGTACAACCCGTTCAGGTGAAGCGTTTCGGTCAGGCCGATGATCTTCTTCGCTTCGAGGGTGTACGTGTGCGAGGCGGGGTCGTAGGCGAACATTACCGGCGCGCCTTCGGCTTTTCGGGGAACTGCGCGATCGCGGCGTGGTGTTCGTCCGGCGTCAGTTCGGCGATCGGCTTGCCGATCTTCGCCACCGCCTCGGCCTCGGTGTACCCGTTGCCGGTGACGTAGGCGCGGAAGTCGGCGGCTTGCGTTTCGCTGATCCGCGGCGCGGCGGGCGGCGCGTCCGCGGCGGGAGCCGGGAGTTCCCGCGGCATGAGCGAGGCGGGATCCGGCGCGGCGGCGGGCGTGAAGTCGGGGGAGTCGAAGTCCTTGTCTTGCGCTTCCATGAACTCCGGCGTCATCGGGATCCACTTCGACAGGCGGCGGAACGCTGTCTTTTTCCGCATTTCGTTTTCGTCGGTTCCCCACGTCGAGGACTTGATTTTGCCCGACTTGTACGCCTTCCAACCTTCCGAACGATCCCGGATCCCCTCGACTTCCTTGACGCCCATGACCTCAAAAACGGATCCGCCGTCCTTGAGTTTGGCGATCGCGTAGACGGCGACGATCTCGCCTCGTTCGCCCAACGCCGGGATATGCCGAAGGAAACTTTCCGTTCCGTGTTGGTACTCGAAAACGTCGTTCGCTCCAACGACGTCGGCGTGGATCCCCGTCACCATCGACGAGCGATAAGCGAGGTCGACATAACCTTTATAGTCGATGACCAATTTGCACTCGCCGCCGTACGGGATCAAGTGCGCCTTCCGCCCGTCCGGTTCGAGGCCGAGTTGTGACAGATCCAAGAGGCACGTCATAAAGGACGTGTCCGAGCATTGTGTCAACTTCGGCGTCTTGGTGAGTGCGGTCAGCACGATCCGAATGAACCGATCCGCGGTCAGGTGTTTCGGCAACGCCTTGCGGAATTGATCCTTGTACGACAAGACCATTTTCCGAAAGATCGTGTCCGGCGACTCGACGATAGACGTAGTTTGCCCGTTAGGTGTGGTCATTGATTTCTCTCTCCTTGTTTTGGTAGGTGTCCCGTGTCCCCGCGCGAATTGTACCGCTTGCCGGACTACCCGACAAGCACCGCGCCCGCCCGCAACGGAAGTCCCAATAATTTCCGGAGCGTGCGTTGTTCGTTCAGTTCCTTGATGTAAGTTTCGACCTTCGTTTTCAGCGTCGGGTCGTGTTCAAGGATTTCTTGAAACGACGTCGACGAGATCAGGACAAGCGCGTCCTCGATCGCGAGAGCGTAGCCGATCGCCCGGTCTTTGTCTGACTCCTTGACCGACCCGTAGAACGGGTTATTCGTCATCATTTCCGCCAAGCCGCCGGACAGTTTCTTGAACGTCGTGTCCATCATCGGTTGCTAACCTCCGCCCTTGTTGTTTTGCGCCGGTCGAATACCGGGATCTTAAAGAGAACCGAGTCCTTCGCGTCCTCCGTCGACAGGACGTCCCGCAAGGACGCTTCGACGTGATACGCCGGACTGATCCCCTTGAAGAACCCCTCGACCCGGCTCTGTGCCGTGACCGAGTTGTCGTCGAACGCGCCGTACGTGCCGACGATCTCGCCCTGTATCTTGAGGTCGAAAATGTAGACCTTCGTCATTGGCACACCCCGGTCGTCGCGAACAACTGATACTTGGTCAGATAGCGCACCGTCACGTCCGGGATATCGCCCGACCCGGCGCGGTAAGCCAACGCCCGCCGCGCGCCCGCGTTGTAAGCGATGATCGCCTCCACGTCGTCGAACCCGTAGGTGCTTTGGAGCCAATCGAAATACCACGCCGCAACGTTGCCGTTCACGTTCGGATCGAACAGATCCTTGCGGGTGAGCCGCGTGCCGTTGACTTGATTGAAGTGCTTGAGGCATATCGGGGAGATCTGATACAGGCCGACCCCGCCGTCCTTCGCCACCGCTTTCGGGTTGTTGGAGGACTCGATACAGGCGATCGCCCGCATATCGACCGCCGCGTGCGCCGCGCCGCCGACCAATAGCAAGGCCAACACGATCGGGATCACGACCGGGCGATCCCCGCCGCGCCGCCGTTGCTTGACGTCCGAGAACAGATCGTCCGGCGCGGTCATCAAGAGCGAAGCAATCATGCCGATCTCGTTGGCGTCCGGTACGGCTTTCCCGGCTTCCCAATTCCGGACGGTTCCGTATGAAACGGTCAGTCCGGCGATACGGAGCCGGGTTGCGACCGACTCATAGGAAAGGTGAGAGGCCGCGCGCGCCTTCTTGAACTTCTTCGGATCGAACTTCTTCACTTGACCGCCTTTCGCGCTTTACGCGCATTTTGTTTTTCTGCTTTAAGAGCCGCCGCCTCCAACGCCGCCGCCCGGAAGAAACCTTCGGCGATCGGGAGCCGGTATACGGACTTCGACCTGAAACGCCTGAACAGGATCGCGTTCGGTTCGAGCGCGACACAAATCGTCTTGTGCATGAAGGACGACTCGGACTCGCGCCATATCGGACGCTCACGGAACTTGATCTTTGTCATCACACCACCAACTCTATCGCCCAAGCACCATTGTCCCGCGCGAACTTGCGGGCGTGCTTTTCTGCGAAAGAATACAGGCCGTTGAACTCGACCTTGAGTTCACCGATCCGGAATACCCAACGACGATACCCGGCTTTTCTTGGGTGCAATCCTACTGCTTGTTCATAACGAGAAGTCGATACGAGGATAGACTTGAGCGGAACCTGCATTTTTCTCTCTCCTTTTTTAAGAGCAACGGAAGCGTCCCGGCGACCGTTGCTTTTGACTACCCTGAAAGTATAATCCCGCAACAATCAGTTGTCAAGTTCTTTCATAAAATAATTTATGACGCGGTTTTGCCCTCCCGCTCCGCCCGGATCTCCGCGGCCTTCTTCAAAACCCACCCCTCGAACCGGCACTTCGGCGAGTAGAAACGGTTCCACTTCCGCGCCGGAACGAACTCCCGACCACACCCGCAACCGCACACCACCTTGTCACCTTTCACGGAGTCCCCCCTTCGTTCGTTAGAAATGCGTTTACGCATATTATAGGGGTATTGTAGTCGGTAGGGTTAGGACAAAAAGAAGCGGCGGACAGGTTGGAGAGAGCCACCTTATCCGCCGCCGATCGCACGCCACGCCGGGACGTCGTGTTTTTTATGCCGCGATCTAATTCGTTGAACCTGAATACGAACCGAAGCCGCCGTCGAACCGTTTCGTTTCCACGGTCTTGATCTTGTCCGGATCTGACTTCTCGATCGCGTTGCCCGTAAGTTTACAGTCCGCCGGATTGAACGTCCGGCCAAAGCCCGCCTTGAAACCCGTGATCGCGTCACCCGTCCACGACTCGACCACTCCGAAAGAGATCTCGCGAGGGATAAAAAAGTTCGCGAGGCCGATCAGGGCGTAGAGGCGTTCTACGCCGGGTGCTTCGCTAAAGGGGAAACGGCCTTGAAGATATCGTGATACGCGGCGTCAACGAAACCTTTCAAGTCCTCATCGCGGATCTTCATCTTCGGGTCGATCGTCAAGAGCCGCGCCTTGAGCCATTGAGTCGCGTCCTCGACCTTCTCCTGACCCTTGCCCGTTTCCGCGCCGAACTTCGTTTCCGCGGCCTTGACCGCGATCCCGGCAAGACTCAACGCCGTCGCGTACCACGCGGCGGACTCCGTGGTGTTTGCCTTCGAAGCCGTTTGCTTGATCCACGTTTGGATATTGCTCGTTGCCCAAGCAACGAGAGCGGCCAAGCCGGTCAAGATCAGCGGAACGATCGCGTTCAAGATCTGGTGAAACGGATCCGTGGCGGTTTCAGCCGGAACGACCGTCGCGCCGGAGAACGTCGACACGGCGTCCGCCCACCCGTAGGCCGCGCACATGGCGACCGCGAACATGATCCCGAACAAAATATAGAACTGCTTTTTCATTCTCTCCCCCTTTTTTTAGAACGTGATTGAAGAACGTTTACGCCCGGACGTGAGTTCAGAAGTCGGCGGATCGAACGTCGCGGTATAACGTGCGACGTTTGAAACCTTCATATTGTCCATGTACCCGTTGAACTCGCCGGACGCGAACGTCGACGCCTTGCCGATTGTGACGCCTTCGGTCGAGCCGGTGATATTGTCCGCGGCGGTGTTGGACGCTAAAAGAGTTCCGTTCGCGAACCCTTTATACAAATTGGATCCGGTTCCGCTTCGACTCAATGCAAGGTGATACCAAGTGTTCGGGATCGGAACGAAAGCGAAGTTGTAGGCGTTCGAGTTGATATACGACTCGATGTTCGTTCCGGTGTTTCTCAACCACACGCCCTTCGCGGTTCCATCAA